GGTCTTTTGAATGCAGCAGAAGATGCAGAAGACGAAACAAAGAAGATCGAGATTGTCCGTAATGGAAAGACTTACTTTGCTTTTTCAATTCATTCGCTTCCGGATGAGACTCTGTATGAAATCCGTAAAAAGTACACCAAGTATGTAAAGAATAAGAGAACTGGCACAAAGGTAGCTGAAGGAGTAGACAATGCGAAACTCCGCAGTTCTATGATTTACAATGCGACAATTGCAGAGGATCAGGAAAAACTGTGGGATAACAAACAGGTTCAGGAAGCATTAAGACGGAGAGGAAAACACATTATTAATGCTCTGGATGTCATTGATGCGGTGCTGCTTCCGGGAGAAAAAGAGAACGTATTAACTGTTCTGGACGAGCTTTCAGGCTACGATGCAGAAGAAGCAAAGGTTGAAACAGCAAAAAACTTATAAAGTCCGGCTACAAATCAGCCCTGTTGCACTGGATATTCCAAAGGCAGGGCATCCGGCCGGATGAGGTAATGGCCTTGCCAGCAGGGGTCAGAGCCTTTCTTTTTGCCTCTACGGAGGTATGGATTGAAGAAAATATCAAGAAAAATGAAAAGAGGTGAGATGCTTGGCAGAAACGATAAGGATAGAGATTCCTGTTAATGTGGTCGATAATACCGGTTCTGGAACGTCGAGTGTGACCAGGAATCTCACTGCAATGGAAAGGGCGTTTGAGAGGGCAGACAGGGCGGCGCAACGATTCCAGCGTAGATCAGGCGTAGCAGCTGAGATAGAAATTGGAGCAGACGACAATGCCACCCCGGTTCTTTCTGCTGTTGAAAATGCAACAGAACAGATCGACGGAGAAACAGCACAGGTAGAAGTTTCAGCTGACGATTCAGCTACACAGATTGTCAATTCCGCATCAAATGCTGTAGAAAATTTTGATGGACAATCGGGAGATGCAGAAATAGGAGCAGACGATAGCGCCACCCCGGTAGTATCCGCCGCTTCTGATGCGGTGGAGAATTTCGATGGAATGAGCGGGGATGCTGAGATTGGTGCTTCTGATGAAGCTACGCCGGTTATCCGGGCTGCTCAGGATGCAGCAGAATCATGGGGAGGAAGCGTGTTTAATGCTACTATCGGTGTCATAGATGCGGCGACCGCCCCAATATCCAAACTTGCGAGTATAGCAAAGAATCCGGTTGTGCAGGGAGCATCATTGATCGGTGCCAGCTTTGGTGTGGCAGAATCGGTTAACTCCTTCCAAGACTTTGAAAGCATGATGTCACAAGTCAAGGCTATCTCTGGTGCAACAGGGCAGGCATTCGATGATCTGACTGCAAAAGCACAGGAGATGGGAGCGACCACCAAGTTTACGGCCACAGAGAGCGCAGAGGCGTTTAATTACATGGCTATGGCAGGATGGAAGCCACAGCAAATGATCGATGGTATATCCGGCATTATGAGCCTTGCAGCAGCATCCGGAGAAGACCTTGGAACAACAAGTGATATTGTAACGGATGCACTGACAGCTTTCGGATTACAGGCGGGTGATGCAGGGCATTTTGCTGATGTTCTTGCTCAGGCGAGTGCCAATGCCAACACAAATGTGTCAATGCTTGGAGAATCGTTTAAATATGTCGCTCCTGTTGCTGGCGCTATGAATTACAGCGTTGAAGATACATCTCTTGCGCTTGGTTTAATGGCAAATGCAAGTATTAAAGGTAGCATGGCCGGTACCGCACTTAAAACATCTTTGGCAAATATGGCGGCACCTACAGACAGCATGGCAGCAGCTATGGATAAATACGGAATCAGCCTTACAGATTCTGAGGGAAACATGAAATCCCTTCGAGGAGTAATAGATAATCTTCGAGGAAGCTTGGGTGGACTTTCTGAGACTGAGCAGACAGCAGCAGCTTCAACCATTTTCGGAAAAGAGGCCATGGCCGGCATGTTAGCAATCATCAACGCCAGTGAAGAGGATTACAACAAGCTGAGCACAGCAATTGGCAATTCAAAAGATGCGGCAGAGGGAATGGCTGACACGATGCTGGATAACCTGAAAGGTTCGTTCACACTGATGCAGAGTGCTATCGAAGGTACGGAGAATGCCTTTGGAAAACGGTTGTCTCCGTATTTAAGAGGAATTGCAGGTGGAATTACCGATATGATGCCTGAGATAACGGATGGAATCAATGCGGTTATGGATGTGGTAGATGATAAGATTGCAGGCGTAAAACGCAAGATCACTGACATGACCGGTTCTGATGAATGGAAGAATGCGGATCTGTTTGGAAAGATCGACATAGCATGGGATTCAATAATCGCAAAGCCGTTCGGGAATTGGGCTTCTGGAGATGGTGCGCAATTAATATCCAGTGGGCTTGGCACATTATTTTCGAGTGCAGCGGCTATTCTTCCGGGAGGTGAAAAAGCAGGACTAACATCGTGGTTAAGTGCAGGGATTCTCGCAAAAGGAGCAGCTACGGTTGCTCAAAAAGGGAAAAGCATAGTGGAAACCCTGTCACCTATCGGAGATGCTATTGGTAACATTACAGAAGCAGCTGGAAATGCAAATGATGTGATGGACTTTGTAGGTAATCTGAGTTCCATGATTCCTGTAGGAGCGAAAGTTGGACTTGCGGCAGCGGGAATTACAGCTGCGATTATAGGAATCAAACTTGCAATCGACAAGTATAACCAGACTCAGCTTGAGAATAGTTTGGAGGAGCATTTTGGGAAGATTAAATTATCTGCAGATGAAGTTAAAGATGCGGCGGCAGGAATACTGAACCAGAAATACCTCACAAACGTGGAACTGGCATTGAATGAAGTACAGAATGCCGATAATCTGCGAGCGGAGGCGCAAAAAGCTTTGGAATCGAACGATGTCCTTGAATTCAAGAGCAGAGTTGGAATCACTTTGACAGCTGATGAACAACAGGAATATACGGATAATATTAATACTTTTGTTGAAAGCAAGATATCTGAACTGGAGAGTCGTACATTTGCGGCTCATATTCACGTTCAAACATACCTCGCAGGTACAGAAGACGGTCAGACATTAGCCCAGAACATCAAGGAATGGGCCAGAGCGGACAATTTGGAATTATCCGATTTATCTAGCCAGCTGTCGCAAAAGGTCTCAGAAGCCCTGAAAGACGGCATCATTGATGTGAATGAAGAAGAAGCTATTAGCGCTTTGCAGGAGAAGATGAACAGCATAACTGCTCGCTGGAAAGAAGCAGAGGCACAGGCTCAGTGGGACTGGATAAACCAGAAATACGGTCATTTAAGTGCAGCTGATCTGGAAAGCGGTTCATTTACAGACTTGATGGATGAAATGCGAAGCCAGCGTGAGACTGCAATGGAAAGCATTAAAGCAGATACGACTCAGTGGTATTCGGAATTGGAGGCAATGAAGGACTATGGAAGAATTACTCCTGAACAGTATGAGAGCTACAAAGAGCAGACTGGATGGTATGTAAGAGGCCAAGAAGGTTCCGAATTGTCGAAGAGTCTTGAGCTTGGAAGCAACACTCTGAATGACACATACGGCGAGAAGATTACCGGAAACATCCAGACGCTTACAGAAACTGCGCAGAACGCCTTGAAAAGTGCAGAGACCAGTTTGCAGAGCGGAAGCTATGGTACGATTGCAAGTACCTTTGATAACATGTTTACGTCTATGGATAATGGAAAAGGCTTCCTGGGAATTGGTGCAGATGCCGATCAGAGAGCACTAAACGAATTGTATCAGTCGATGGCTCCGGATGTTAGTCAGATGGGAAGCCTGATTGACCAGTACAGAGAAGCAGGGCAGGCAGTACCGAAGAGCCTTATGGAAGGATATAAGGAAGCAATCGAAGTCGGTGCGGCGGCAGGTGACGTTGATGCGGCTTGGCAGAATTACGCAAACCAGATTCTTGAATCTGGAAGCGAAGAAATGAAGAGCGTTTTGACGGATCCGAACAATCCAATGTACGAAAGTGTACGAGAGCAGTTGCCGGAGGAACTCAAAACTGCCATTGACAGGGCGACGGCAGAAACGACGCCAGATGAGATAACACTTGAAGGGCTGAGAGCTGCTGTCGATGGAGATGTGGATATTGACAAAGATTCCTGGGTATCGGCGCTGAATGAAAAACTGGGAGATCTTGCAACTACTGAAGAGGTTACTGCTGACAATGTAAAGATTAAAGTTGAGCAGGGGGATTGCCTTTGGGAAATTGGTAATGCTCTTGGAATTGACTGGCAGACGATTGCAGAACAAAACGGTATCGAAAGTCCATACATTATTCACCCAGATCAGGAACTTACAATTTCGATGGATACAATAAAAGCTGAAATGGACGGAGATAAGGCGCAGGCTGCTATCGAGCAGGCAATGTCGGCTCTGGATGCCGAAGGGGCAGAAATGTCCGTTACAGCAGAAGGAGTGAAGGTTGATCTGGCAAATGTTGAAGTGGATTCTGATGTAGCGGCGGCTCAGATCGAGTCGGCTCTTGGCATGGAATCCGGGACACTTGCAGCCAATGGCATTGAAATACAGGCAGGAGCAACAGTAACAATTCCACAGGAATTGGTACAGGTTGATACATCTGGCATACAGAGTGCTACTGAGGCGCAGACAGAAACAGAGCCCGTGGAAACAGATACGTCTGCAAATGTTAATATCACTGAAGCAACTACAGATGCGTCTGGTGCCAAGGAACAGGCACAGTCGGAAGTGGAATCTACATTTTCAGAATCTATGCCGGCAGATGGCCATACCGATGTAACGCTCGATCAAACGAACAATGCAGCAGAAGTATATTCTGAAGTGGCGTCTGAAGTACAGTCTACATTTTCAAATCCGATAGCGGCATCATGCACTGTTAATGTAACTCTTGACTGGCATATCACAAATCCATCTGCCGGAATTACAACCTCCGGAAGCGGTTCTTCTGTAACGGCATCTATTGCAGGCAATGCAGAAGGAAGCATTGTTACCAGTCCACTGTTGTCCTGGGTAGGTGAAGATGGTCCAGAGGCGATTATTCCTCTTGGTTCAAAACGCCGTGATAGAGGTATGGATTTGTGGTTGCAGGCAGGACGTGCGCTTGGAGTAAAAGAATATGCAGACGGCGGCATGATTGGTGATGTTCCGTTGTCAGGCGGTTCCTCAGACTCGACTTCTGGAGATTCTTCTGGTAGCGGAGACAAGGGGCAGGTTGTGATTAACATGAACCCTGTGTTCAATATCAACGGAAATAGCGGAAATGATACTGTCAATACCATCAAGGAAAAACTGAAAGAGCTGATTAATGAGATGTCTGGTGAACTGGCAACAAGATTACTTGAATCATATGCAAATATGCCAACTTAGGAAGGAGGGGAAACATGGAAGTAACTGTAAAAGAAGCAGCTAATAAGAAATCCAGCCTTCGTTTTCCTTCTCTTCCAGACAAAGAGATAAGGGTCAAAGGAAATGCAAAATATCAGAAATACGACATTATAAAACAGGGCGTGTTTGCATTTCCAACCGGACCTGATATAAGAACATATGAATGGGATGGATACCTCTGGGGAAGAGCCAGAAAAAAGATGTCCACTATACATACGAAGTGGCTGGATCCGAAATCTGTTATAAAGAAGCTGGAAAACTGGCGAGATAAGGGAACGGTTCTGAACCTTATCATTTCTGCCGGCGGCGGCATCAATGTTGATGTGACGATTAATAGCTTTGAATATAAGAAATTTGGCGGGAAAGGAGATTACTCTTATAGCATTTCCTTTTATCGTTATCGTCCGCTTAAAATCCAGACCACAAAGGACCTTGGCATTGATAAGAAGAAAAAGAAGACGACAACCCGAACGAACCTGAAAAAGAGTTCAACAGATAAGAAAAAACAGACATACACCATTAAATCTGGTGACTGCCTGTGGAATATCGCAAAGAAATTTTACGGATCAGGAGCAGATTGGAAAAAGATTTATGATGCAAATAAGACAGCGATAGAAAAGGCTGCGAAAAAATACGGGCATAAGGATAGCGACCAAGGGGATTGGATATTCCCTGGAACTATCCTTACGATACCGTAAAGGAGGTTAGATGGTTGACCCACTTAAATATTCTTATTATCTGGTACTTGTGACCGAGAAAAAGAAGAAATACGACATAACAAATTTTGTTGAAGATCTGGGCTGGGAAGAACTGGAAAATGAGCTTGCGGCGAAGCTGTCGTGTACGGTGAAGAACGATAAGACCACAAAGGGCAGACTCTCCAGCTTGACGAAACCTGGATGTTATCTGTACCTGTATTACCGATACAAGACAGGAACTGCACATGAAGCCATGCGTGGCCGGATTGTAGAGTGGAATCCATCTGCTAAATTGAGCAGCCAGCCGCTACAGCTGAAAGCTTATGATAACCTGTATGATCTGCAGGAGTCCGAGGACTGCGTATATTATTCAAGTGGTGCCCGGACAAAGCAGGTTATACAGGATTTTTTCGAAAAGTGGGGTATAACAATAAACAAATACACCGGTCCAAACGTAACTCATGGCGTGATAAAGGAAGATAAAAAGAAACTTGGCACACTGGTTAAGGACATCTTGGATGAGGCGAAAAAGAAAGGCGGCGGATATTCCGTTATTCGTTCCGTAAAGGGCAAGGCGCAGATTCTGGGAATTGGCAGTAACAGCAATATCTATCATTTCGGTGAGACCGAGAACATGATAAGCGTTTCTCATAAAATAAGCACTTCGGGAATGGTCACGAGGGTGAAAATTCTTGGAGAGGCAGATGATGATAAGCGCAGACCAGTAGAAGCTACAGTTGATGGACAGACGAAATACGGTATCCGGCAGAAGATCATTACAAGAGCCAAAGACGATAGCTTGGATGAAGCAAAAAAGACAGCAAAAGAGACTCTTGAAGATGATGGAAAACCGAAAGAGGAAATCAAGGTGGTTACTGTTGATATGCCAGTTATCCGGAAAGGCGACATTGTTCATATAAAAATGTCGACGGGATCCGGTTATTACTGGGTAAAAGCAATAACTCATGACTGCGATAAGATGGAAATGACAATAAGCCTAAAGAAAACAAAGCTGAAATCTTCATCTTCTTCCAGTTCTGGAAACAAGAAAAAGACTGGAAATTTTAGTGTTGGCGATACAGTCAATTTCCATGGCGGTACACATTATGTTTCTTCGGATGCGTCATCTGGCTACCAAGTTGCAGCAGGAAAAGCAAAGATCACGCATAGTAATCCGGGCAGCGCACATCCTTGGTGTCTGGAAGGTCTTGATTGGAGCGAAACACACCTATGTGGATGGGTAGATGAAGGAACATTCGATTAACGGGAGGTAGAGGATGGCATTTGATAGTAATGATGGAGTGTCGAGACTGGCAGCAGCTCTTGATAGTAGAATGAAACAGCACGCAGATAAACCCCTATGCCTTGATTTTGCAGAAATTCAGGCAGATGGTAGCCTACTCTCGAACACTTTTCCGATTGCGATTCCAAAGGAGGATTACAGGGTGTGCAGACAGCTTACCCTTGGAAAGACGGGAGATGCATTCTGCGATGTGCAGACTGAGCATTCTGGGAAAGCATATCTTCCGGAATCAATGCGGCAGTTACAGGCAGGAGATAGAGTGTTGATCGCTTGGGTGCAGGATACCGCTGTTGTGATTGATATAATAACCAGACCTGTATAGGAGGACATATATGTCAGAAAACAACTTATATCCGGTGGTGGATATACCGGAATATGAGGAAGAAAATGAAGAATATGACGCAGAGTACAAGCCATCTGTGGCATGGGACTTAGAGAAAGGAGATTTCGTTTGCGAATCTCCTTTTTGCATGCTTAAAAGCGAAGGGCTCGAAGCATATAAGACATGGTGCGTAAAGGCAGTTGCTACAGAAAGGTATAGCTGTCTCGGATACGATGATGATATCGGTGCAGAGATGGAAGATGCCATGAAGGAAGAAGATGATACAGCTGTGGAACTGGCGATTGAACGTACCATAGAAGAGGCTCTGATGGTAAATCCAAGGACTGAATCCGTAGAGGATTTTGAATTTGAATGGGAACCATCTGTGGTCCATGTGAAATTTACAGTGTACGCAATACACTGGGAAAAATTCGATTTAGAAGTAACATTGAAAAGGAGATGAGAATTTGGCAGAAGAATTTGTAACTCCAGAATTTATAGATAACAGCGATCCTGATACAATCCAGTCCCGGATGATGAATAATCTGCCAGTTGATATATCTGATATGCCGGCAGACTTTCCGTATGATTTTACCATGCCGACTGCAATCGAGATCTCCAGACTGATACAGTACAACCTTACCCGAACATTGATGCTTATGTTTCCAATGTGGGCCTGGGGTGAATGGCTTGATCTGCATGGAGTATCTGCAAAGGTTACACGAAAGCAGGCGAGCAGAGCATCCGGTCATGTGACCGTCGTAGGCACCGCTGGAACGATTATCGAGGAAGGGACGGTATTTTGTACCGAAGGTACAACAGATTCGACATCTGTTGAATTTGCGACGACTGAGGAGGTAACTATCCCAGAACAGGGAACGGTTGACATAGCTGTTGCGTCTGTTCTCGCAGGAGCTTCTTATAATGTGACAAGAAATACTGTGACATTGCAGAAACAGCCAAACAAGAATGTTACTTCTGTGACGAATGAGAATCCTATCAGGGGTGGCACAGACGAAGAGGACGACGACACATACCGAGAAAGAATCCTTGAAAAGCTTCGCTCCGCAGAGGTTTCCTTTGTAGGATGTGACGCAGATTATGTCCGTTGGGCGAAAGAGGTGTCCGGTGTTGGTTCTGCTGTCGTGGAAGCTGAATGGAAAGGGCCTGGAACTGTTAAGGTTGTTGTTGCGGATCCGGACGGAAGTGCAGTCGGAGAAGAAACATTGCAGGCGGTTGAAGACTATATTGTATCTCCGAAGGACAGAATGAAGCGTCTGGCTCCAATTGGAGCATCCGTGACGATATCTACAGTGAAGGATATGACCATATCCTACAGTGCAGTGCTTGAACTGGAAAGCAATTACAGTATCGATAATGTAAAGGAAGCATTCCTGACAGCATTAAAGACCTACTACAGGGAAGCTAAGGACAGTGAAGAAATCCGGTATACGGTTGCATCTGCATTGTTGTCTAACACAGCCGGAGTAATTGATTTCTCAGATTTTCGTATAAATGAAAATACGAACAATATATCGGTTGCGGCAGACTATTATCCGATCACAACTGCGACGGAGCTTAATTTTACGGAGGGATAGAGATGCATATAGACAATGTTGATCTGGAACATTTTCCTACGAATGAGGTTGCTCAGAGGCTCCTGACGTATGTGACAAGAGGCTGGTACGATAAATCGTATGTCGGAAAATGGATATACGAGGTTATTGGACTGGAACTGGAGACTGCAAGCAGGAGGATTAGCGAAGCGCAGAAGCAGGCATTTCCGGAAACAGCTGCATGGGGAATGTATTTTCACGAGCTTATGTATGGAATACCTATCGACAGAACAAAAGACATTGATGATCGCCGAAAAGCAGTCGTGAATCGGCGCGATAGGACGTCCAGATCGTCCATTACGCCTTATAGACTTGAAAACATTATACAGACCGTATTTGGGCTTTCTGCGAGCGTCTCGGAGCAGGTTGAGAAGTATATCTTCAATGTAGATTTGCTTATTGGTGCTGACTATCCGATATATTCCGTCGATATTCTGCTGGGATATATCCGCAAAATAAAGCCATCTCATCTGTCAATGCAGGCTCGATATGTTATTGAAGCCGCAATATGCAGTGAGAGGGAAAGAGTTCTATTCCCAGCGTTAGATATAAGAATGCAGCATACCTGGATGGAAGGATATTCTGTGCCGTTAATAGAAGTTAAATGCGAGATAACAGAAAAGCTTCCAGTTGGAATGACTGGGAATGTAATGATCTACAAGAACCTTAATCAGTGGAACGGTGAGTATAAATGGGATGGAACGATAAAATTTGATACAGAAGTAACAACGGAGGAATTGTGATGGAAGGAAAGGTAACAGTAGTAGGAAGGACGAAAATCCTGAGAGCCAGAGCCGGAGAGATCACTCTGCCTAAGATTGTAGGATTTGCGTTTGGAAGTGGCGGCTCGAATGGTTCAACAGTTCTTAGTCCGGGAGAAACATTGAAAAATGAATTTCTTCGAAAAGCGGTAGATGGACATACGCTTAAAACCAATGAAAACAAGTGTGAATATTATTGCACATTAAATGGATCTGAAGCCAACGGAAAGAGCATAAGTGAGATCGGATTGTATGACTCTGAAGGAGATATCATCATGATTGCTAATTTTCTCCCGAAAGGCAAAGATTCGAATGTATCAATGAGATTTGAAATTGATGATGTTTTACAGTAAGGAGATGATTATAGATGGCGAACGTGGTTATCCCGGAGAATCCGGAGTTCAATGAAATTTTGAGAATCATTGAGACAAAGGACCTGGTTCATGCGGATGTGGTTAATCCCATGTTTCGAACATTGCTGCTTAATACAATATATCTTGAACGGCGGGTTGCGAAGATGATCGAACGCATTGATACACTTGCGACTGACAACACCTATGGAGGATTAGAGCTGTCTGTGGACGCAAACATTGCAGATGCAAGCGCACAATTCAGTGTGATCCGGAAAACATCTTCGACAGCAACTGTGCAGACACTTTTTTCTAAAGCAATCGATGGTCTTAGAAAAGGGCTTTACAGCTTACTTATAAGACTGAAAGTAAACGCAAATTCAGACAGTGGAGGGCTGATCGAATTAAGCGTAACGTCTGGCGGGACTATACTGGAAACCAGAATTATTACTGCTAAAATGTTTGAGAGAGCGGGAATATTTCAGACGTTTGGGCTTAATGTTGAATTGAGTGATACTGTTACTATTACTGCCAAATTGCTGAAGAACAGCGCAAATATAACGGTATCCGTTGATTATGTGATGCTTCAGCCGGCCCAGACAGCGATCACAAGCTTGTAGGTGATTATATGATATCGGCAGAGAGGCTCGTTGCATTACGGGCAAAAGTGAAGGCAGAAATGATAAGACGAAGTAATTCTGATCATGGAGAAAATGCTTCTATGCGCAGGTTTGCGGCTTCGGATTATGATTACAATATTTCTCCGGTAACTGGAGGAGATATTACAGATGAACATATACAAAAGATTATTGATCCGTTGCTTAATGTAGCGGATTTTTTGCAGGACAACAGTCTGCAGCAGAATCATAGCGGGGCAGATGTTATTGTTGATCAAGCAGAAAGGTTTGTTGATGTATTATCAAGAATCGATGAGCAGGCGACAGCCAGCGGGTGTCGAGGATCATGCACTGGTCTCTGTGCGGGTTCTTGCGCATCTGGTTGTCAGGGCTGCTCAGGATGCAGTAATGGATGCACCACAACGTGCGCAAGAGGATGTTCTGATGGATGTTCAACATCTTGTGGTGGATGTTCAAACGGTTGCTTTTCCGGTTGCACACATACCTGTGGTTCTGGATGTACAACCGGTGCAATGACTACATAATGAGAGGAGGTGATATCTATGGCGTGTTCAAAAGGATGTGGAACGAGTTGTGCAACGAGTTGCAAGTCCACAGCATCTGGCAACTGCGGAGGATGTGGGACTTCTTGTTCACGAAATTGCAGTACGATATGCTCAGGTACCTGCTCTGGTACTTGTAGCAAAACATGCACAAAGCAGTGCAATCATAATTGTTCGGATGAATGCACTGGATGTCAACGGACATGCGCAGATGATTGTGAGGCAGGATGCAAAACGGATTGCCTTCAGACATGCACAGCAAATTGTTCGGACACCTGCGCAGACTGTACAGGTGGATGCGGAAACAGTTGCTTTTCGACATGCGCAGATGATTGCACAAGCGGATGCAAGGGCAGTTGCAATCAGACATGCACAGCGAATTGCATGAACGACTGCAATACCTGGTGCGAAGGCGGATGTTATTCTTCATGCACATGGACTTGCGAAGGATGCAGTAATACTTGCACTGGTACCTGCTCCGGTACCTGTTCTGGTACTTGTTCTGGTACCTGTTCTGGTACTTGTCAGGGTTGTGATAATAAGTGCACAGCTTCCTGTGCTCAGTCTTGTACTGGTTGTAGCGGCTGTTCGGGTTGCGGAAATTCCTGTGGTTCCGGATGCGCAGATAGCTGCATGGGAACCTGCAAAAGTAATTGTTCTGGAGGCTGCGGAACCAGCTGTGGAGGATGCTCTACATCCTGTGCATCAAGCTGTCAGAGTGATTGTGGCGGCACCTGCAGGAATCAGTGCTACGGACAGGCGACTACACCGATATATTCATTTAATTAGGAGGAAAAAATGAGAACAGTAATTATTAAAGTAGACAGCAAGGAGGCAGAGTACATCGAAAGACTGGACTACGAAAGGGGATTTACCAAAGATGTCCTGCAGAGAATCATCGAATCACATATGGATGATCCTGGCGTTGTCAACAGTGAAACTTTTAAGGCGTATCAGAAACAGGGAGTGGAGCTGGATGCACAGTTTAAGATGGCTGTGACGGAACTTGAGCAAAAGTATATTCCAGATACACTGAAAGGTCATAAGATCAGATGGAATCTGGAATACAAAACAGCTGAATTAAAAGTAGATATTTTGTGCAATTGTGAAATTGAGGGAATCAAATGAAAAGAACAGAACAATATTCCGAAAGGCTGAGCAGATTATATCCTGAGCTGCACGAACCGGTAGGGACAGAAAAGATTCTGACTCAGACCGTTACATTTCAGGTCACTGATGACTGCAATCTGGCATGCAAGTATTGTTACCAGACACATAAGGGCAAAAAGAAGATGTCGTTTGAAACAGCGAAGAAAATGGTTGATCTTTTACTGTCTGGAAATAAGGGTGTGGGCGATTACATAAATCCTCAAAAAAGCCCTGGGCTTATCATTGATTTTATTGGTGGGGAACCCCTGCTGGAGATTGAATTAATTGACCAGATCTGCAGCTACACGATTAACAGGATGATCGAATTAAACCATCCGTGGCTGACGAGAACGATGTTTTCCATATGTTCGAATGGAGTGTGCTACTTCGAACCGGAAGTACAGAGAGTTTTACAGAAATGGAATCAGCGCCTGTCTTTTTCTGTGACTGTTGACGGAAATAAAGAACTTCACGATTCCTGCCGGGTATTTCCGGATGGGCGGCCATCTTATGATCTGGCAATTTCAGCGGCGAAAGATTGGGTAAACAAAGGTGGATATATGGGTAGCAAGGTTACGATAGCTCCTGCAAATGTGATGCATGTGTACGATGCAATTACGCACATGATCGATCTTGGATATAACGAGATCAATGCAAACTGCGTCTACGAAGAAGGATGGCAGATGATCCATGCAACGGTTTTTTATGACCAGCTGAAGAAGCTTGCAGACTATATCTTGGAACACAATCTTGATATGGAGAATGATTATTACATTTCACTGTTCGAGGAAAATTTCTTTCACCCGAAGCAGCCTGACGACCTGGAAAACTGGTGCGGTGGCAATGGCGTAATGCTTGCTGTTGATCCAGATGGAATTATCTATCCATGTCTGAGATATATGGAAAGCTCTCTGGCGGGGCAGCAGGAACCATATAGTATAGGAGATGTGGATACAGGAATCTGCCAGACGGAATGCGACAGATGCCGCGTAGAATGCTTGAAGAAAATTGACAGGAGAACACAGAGCACAGACGAGTGCTTTAACTGTCCTGTCGCAGAAGGCTGTAGTTGGTGTACTGCATACAACTATCAGGTGTTCGGTACACCGGATGCAAGAGCAACTTATATTTGCGATATGCACAAAGCACGTGCGCTGGGAAATATTTATTTCTGGAATCACTATTATGAGAAAAATAATATCGACAAGCATATGGAGAATCATGTACCGGAAGAATGGGCACTTAACATTATCAGCAAACATGAATGGGATATGCTGTGCAGTTTATAACGATTTTCGATATTAAATAACAAAAAGCGATAATATCGGAAAAATGTGGTAAAAAAGAGAGGTGTTTTAAATGATAAAACAAGAAGTTATCTTTAATGTCAAAAACCTCAAGATTTCAAAAACGGAGAATATTTTCGCAACAGAAGGCATCAAAAATGTGTTTACGGCAGTATTTCAGTTTCATTCTACGGATTGGGATGGGCTGGCAAAAACAGCTGTGTTTGAAAACGCAGAAGGAACGAAAGAGCCAAAGCTGTTAGAAGAAGACAGATGTGATATCCCGGATAGCTTTTTTAAGACTTCCGGGGTTTGCTATGTTTCTGTAATGGCAGGAGACTTCATGGTGACAAATAAAGTTGCCATTATCGTAGTCAATGCCGGCTATACTTCTGGCGATACCGTAGCGGAAGCTAAGAACTACTTTGAACAGATTCTCAGATATTTTGACGCAACAAATATGAATGTCCAGAAATACGGAAAGCTGGCTGAGAGATTCGCTGTCGGATTGGCAGAAGATCCGGAGAGTCTTATGGATAACGCAAAATATTATGCACATCAGGCAGAACAGGCGGTAATGGGAATCCCTGGACAGGTGGAAGATGCGAAGAATGATATCGATGCTTATGTAAAAGAAAAGGAAGCTGATCTGAAAGGCGAGGATGGAAATGTGTGCTTTGTCGAGTTTCGCATTCAGCCTCCTTGTCTTCTTATGCGGAATAATCCAGAAGAAACGGATATAGAGTTTAGACTTAACGGCTCTAAGCTCGAATACAAATGGAGGGATAGAGGTTAATGGCAAATAAAACAACAGGAAGTGGCCAGTGGACTAACATGGGAAATGTTACGACAAACCCCGATGGAAGCTACTCTGACTCTAAAACATACAACTTCTTAGATATGGTTTCATACGAGGGCGGCTCATATGTATGCCTGGAAAACGGGACGATTGGTGTGCGCCCATCTCCTGGCGAAAGTACAGACAGATGGTTCTGTTCTTCAGTACCGGGAGAAGCAACTCCAGATTTCAAAAACTTAGTGACAGAAACTAAAGAAGCGGCCAGGACAGCAAAAGAAAAAGCATCTGAGGCGGAGACAAGTGCAAAGGCTTCAGAAATAAGTGCACAGGCGGCTTCGAACTCAGCCGGAGCAGCAGCAGCTTCGGCCAGAGATGCGGAGAATGCAAAAGATGTTGTTGCCGGATACAAAAATGCGGCTGAAAAGGCTGCATCATCCGCTGCGACATCTGAGAAAAATGTAAATGATAAAATTGCTGGACTGGACAATACGTTTTCTGAAAAGACAACGAGTGCAATAGAAACCATAAACAAATCCGTAGATACAAAAGCGGAGGAGATAAAAAATGAAATAACTGCAACAAAAAATTCTATGGTGGATGCGTCTCAGAAAGCTATAAACGACACAATCGATGCGAGAAAAACTGAGATCAATAATACAGGTGCATCTGAAATTAAAAATGTACAGGCTGAATCAGCAACACAGACGCAGGGGATTAAAAGCGTAGCAGCTGAGCAGCTGGCAGCTATTAATGCAGCTGGTGGCACTTTAGAGAGTGCAATTGAGCGCTACTATGCTATGCGCCGTACTAGAGAAATTTATACGGTAGAAGACCTTGATCCGGATGTTACACAGGCCTGCACGGTAAATCGTTTAGATGCTCTGTCTGGTCTTACCTGCACACCGTCCACAAATACGACAGCTGGAGAAGACCAAATTGGAACTCTCGAAGCATTCCGCCCGATTGAAGTGAACTGGATCCTCGATGATGATGGAAACCAGAAAATTACTGCAATTGAAGGAATGCCGGGATATAAGACGACAGGAAAAGTCAATCGTGGAATCATGAACATGGGACTTTATTACAAAAAAGAGCGAAATGCAGAAGACAATGGCTGGCTGCATCATTGGTCCATGCTTCCTCGAAAAGAAGAAGGATATGTTCCGATGAAAGAATGTGTTCGTTCAGACAATACGGTGCAGGGATGGATGCTCCATCCTAAAGGAGCGGCAGTGGATATTGATGGTGTTCCATATGTAACCAACGGAAAACCCGTCAGAAACAAACCTTCGTATGCAAATTTTGCATATGCACGAAAGCAGGGTCCGGCATACTGCTTTGAAACAGATGTTGATGCCGCATGGGTTCTGGCGTTGACAATGATTAAGTACGGAACAAAGGACCTGCAGGCATATATGAGAGGATGCACAGCTTACACTGCTCAGTACAATGTCGCAGTTGCTGAAGAAAATACAAAGAGAGTAATTCTCACAAAAGATCAGGCGAATTATTTTGTTGTTGGTTCGTCGGTCAGCATTGGAAATCCAGGTTCGAACACTAACTTCGATAGGGGCTATAATTATATGCACAATATCGTTGATAGTGCAAAAATTACAGCTATTGAAAAAGTAGACGATACATATAGCGCTTTAGTTTTGGATGTGTCTGCTTCATTTACAACTGCAACTACTTATAAAGTAAGTACAATGCATTGGGAGACAGGATCCACTGATTCCGTACAAGGCTATGATGGAAGTCCTGTATCCAACACAGATGGAAAGAATATCTGCAAGATTAATGGCATCGAGATTCTTCCAGGTGGATATTCTGTGTCCGGAAACTCTATGCATATTGTTTCAACAGATGCAGATGGCAATACAGTCGATAAGTATTACCGAACCAATAATGCTAAGTTACTGACGACCAATTTAGATACGATCATAAGTACCTATGAAGAAGTGGGCATCTTACCGGAAGTATACGATGCATGGAAGTATGTAAAAGGACAGCTTGTGGACTTTGGTAAAGGGACAATGATTCCGACTGAATGGGGAGGAGGCGATAAGGCTTGGTGGGCTGATGCTTGGTATTGCGGCGGAAAACCTGCGGCTGGAACAAGAACAGGCCGGGAGCTCCTCCGGCGCGGCTCTCTGAGCAACGGCGGCATCGCTGGCCCGTCGTACGTGAGTGGCGACTGTGGCCTGACGCATACCTGGTGGTACGTCCTCGCGACCCTTTCTCCTAACGCCGTACGGGGTGAATGGCAGGCGGCAGCC